AGGGCGAGCCGCTCGAGGCAGTGGAACCGGACGGCCCCGGCGTCGACCTCGACGGCGACGGTGTTCCCGAAGGCTCCGCCCACCAGATCCTCGAATGGGTCGGCCACGACCTCGACCGGGCCCGGGCCGCGCTCGACGCCGAACAGGCCCGACCCGAACCACGCAAGGGCCTCACCGCCGACCTGACGAAACTGCTGGGCTGACCCGTGGTCGCGCTGGTCACGACGAGCCAACTCGCGTCGCGGCTGCAGTCGGAACTCGACCTGTCCACCGCGACCGACGCCGTCAACGCCGCCTCCGGGATCGTGCGGGGCATCGCCCGGCAGCAGTTCGACTTCGTCTCCCAGGAGACCACCGTCCTGGCCGGCGGCACCAAGAAGCTGGTGCTGCCGCAGCGTCCGGTCGTCGTCGACACGGGCGCGAACCCGCTCACCGTCACCGAGCTCGGCGACTTCGGCGGCGTCAACTTCGTCTGCCTCGACGGCCGCGACTACGTCCGCCTCGGCGAGGAACTCACCCGCGGGCAGCCCTGGTACTACACGGTGCGCACTCTCGGCTGGCCGTACACCAGGGTCCGGGGTGTGTGGGCGCCGCGCGTCCAGGTCACCTACTCCCACGGCTACACCACCATCCCCGACGAGGTGCAGGCCTGCGTCCTGGACGCCGCGGTGTCGCTGTACGACAACCCGACCGGCCTGTCCTCGGTCCGCATCGACGACTACTCCGAGTCGAAGGCCGTCAACGTCCTCGGCGCGGCCATGGTCGAAGCCATCCGGGCGAAGCTCGGCATCGTCGGCGCCTCCCGCCGTTCGTTCTCCATCCGCACCGCCTGAGTCCACAAAGGAGACACCGTGCTCGCCAGCGACCTCGCCCGCGGCACCACCCTGTGGCGGGTGGACCGCTGGGATGCCGAAGCCACCGCATGGGCGGCAGGCCGGCTCGGCCGGCAGCCGCTCGGGGTCGACTTCGGACGACTCCACATCGCCTCATACGAGACGACCGAGCTGCTCGGGAACCTCATCACCACCAACGGGTGGACGAGGCTGTCGAACCTCCTCACCAACCAGGGCGCCACGCAGGCCCTCGACGCCACCCACACCCGCATCGGCGCCGGCGACTCCAACACCGCCGAGGCGTACGGCGACACCGACCTGGGCGCGGCGGCCGGCTCCACGCACCGCTGGTTCCAGCTCGTTTCCGGCGCCGGGTCGCTCGGCACCCGCACCCTCGCGTTCGCCGCCACGTTCGGCACCGCCGACGGGAACTTCGCCTGGAACGAATTCGGCATCGACGTCGGCAACACCGCCTCCGGCAACACCGTCGCCGCGCTGCTGTTCAACCACAAGGCCGGTATCGCCCAGGGCACCAAAGCCTCCGGGCAGACCTGGACCGCCACCGCCACCATCACGTTCAGCTGACGGGAGAGCCATGAGCCGCCAGTACTGGGTTGCGCCGCTCTCGCCGCTGCACACCGCCGACGGCACGGCCTACGCCTCGTCGACGACGCTCACCGACGTCTCGCCGACGCCGAACATCGTCCTGCCGGCCAACGTGCTCGAGGTCGGTTCACTGCTGCGGTTCGAAGCGTTCGGCCGCTACTCCACCACCGGCACACCGACGCTCGTGCTCGGCCTCTACTACGGCGGTGTGGCCGGCACGGCCATCTGCGCCACCTCTGCCATCACCACCCCGGGCGGCGTCACCAACAACTCGTTCTACGTGCGCGGGCAGGCCCGCGTCCGCACCGTCGGCTCGTCCGGCACGATCCTCGGCGCGATCACCGTCGACGGAGTGTCCAGCGCCACCGGCATCAACATCGGGCCCGCGACGGCCCCGGCCACCGCCACGATCGACACGACCGCGGCGAAAGCGCTGACTCTCGGCGCGACCTGGGGTACCAACTCGGCGTCGAACACGCTCACCGTGCACCACTGGGCTGTCGAACTGGTCGTCTGATGTCGATCCGGACACCCCAGGCGCCCAACGGGGCTGGCCCGGCCCGCACCTCGCCGAACATCTACCGGGCCCGCGACTACCTGGACCGCTGGATCCAGATCAGCGTCCCGTGGATCGTCGCCGGCGACGGCACGACCATGAACATCCAGGCGGCGATCACCACCCAGCGCGACACCGGCTGCCTCTACGGCCAGGTGCTGATCGGAGGAGTCCTCACGGTCGCGGTCGGCGAGGGCCACGGCGCCATCACGCCGGGCCAACTCGGCCAGGTCACGATCAACTCCCTGGAGGACGCAGGGGTCACGTTCGAGCCGTAGGGGTGAGACGTGGCGATCGCCCTCGACGCGTCCACCCCGGCGGCCGTCACCTCGTCCGGCGCGAGCACTACCACGGCGGCGTTCACCCCGCCGTCGGCGAGCATCCTGCTGGCCTGTGTGTCGGCGGACGCCAACAACGGATCCAGCGACGAGACCGTATCGGTGTCCGACTCGGCGTCCGGCACGTGGAACCAGGCGATCCTCCAGAACGCCAACGGCGGCGCGGTCAGCGCCATCTTCTGGCGGCTCGTCCCGACCAGCCCCGGCAGCATCACCGTGTCCTGCACCGACAACAAGGGCTCCGTCGCGAAACGCCTGCGGGTCCAGGTATGGACCGGCACGGACCAGACCAACCCGATCGGCGCCACCGGCCAGTCCACCACCGCGGCCGTCTCGTACACGTCCACCGTGGACCAGTCCCAGGGCGTCTCCTGTGGACTGACCGCCAACGCGACCCTGACCGCCGGCGGCACCGGCAACACGCTCGACGACGAGACCGGCGGCTTCGACAGCGGCGACGCCACGTTCGTCCTGATCCGGTCGGCCCTCACAACGCCGGCCGGCTCCACGGTCACGCTGACGATCGCCGGCACCTCGACCATCGGTCACCACGTCGCCGTCGAACTCGTCCCGCCAGCGGCTGCCACCAACTACGCAGGCCCGTGGACAGGCCCGACGCCCGGCCGTATCGGACCCACCGGCCAGTGGACGCCACCCCCGGTCGACACCTCACCAACCTCGGCTGCCGTCGCGCTGGCCGACGCCGGATCCAGCGCCGAAGCAGTCACGGTCGCGGCCGCCGCGTGCCTGGCCGACACCGGCTCGTCCGCGGAGGCTCTCGCCGTCACCGCGGCCGTACCCGTCACTGATGCTGGAGCCTCGGCCGAGGCGCTCACCGTCGCGGTTGCCGTACCACTGGCCGACGCGGGCAGCACAGCGGAAGCCCTGTCGGTCGCGGCCGCCGTTGCCCTTGCAGATGCTGGGTCGGCGGCCGACACGCTCGTGGCCGGCATCGCGATCAGCCCAGCCGACGCCGGCACCTCTGCAGAGACGCTCGCCTCAACCGCGGCCGTACCGCTCGCCGACACGGGCGCCGCCGCCCAGACCCTCGCGATCACCGCGGCGGCCGGGCTCGGCGACGCCGGTACCGCGGTCGACACGCTCGCCGTCGTCGTCACCGTCGCGCTCACCGACGCCGGCGCGGGCGCCGACGTCGGCACCGGCAGCAACTCCAGCAGCACACCCAAGACCCTCACCGAGGCCGGCGCCGGCGTGGTGTGCCTGTGCGTCCACCGCGTCCAGCTCCGCCCGAACGCCGGGACCGTCGGCCGGCCGAACACCGGAACCGTCGGCCGACCCTCCACCGGAACGGTCGGTACGGACACCTGCAGCTGCTGAGGAGGACCGGTGCTCAACCCTGGACCTGTCCTCACCCGCGGCCGCGCGGCGGCGCTGGCCATCATGCAGGACGCGTGCACCATCACCCGGCTGGCGTCGACGTCCACCAACTCGGAGACCGCGCAGGTCACCAAGACCTTCACGACCATCTACAGCGGACAGTGCCGCATCTCCATCAACAGCAAGAACGCACGGCCGCAGAACATCGCCGAGGACAACCTGTTCATATTCCGCGTCCAGCTGCAGCTGCCCATGAGCGCGGTCGGGGTACTGCCGGACGACCAGGCCGTCATCACCGCCTGCCTCTACGACCCCGAGTTGGTCGGCAAGACGTTCGCCGTCCGCGAGTTGGCGCACGGCACCCACATCACCTCGCGCCGGCTGATGGTCGAAGAGGTGATCCTGTGAGCCGCGAACTCGAGCTGTGGATCGACGACCTCGGCAAGGCCGGCGACGAGCTCCACCAGGAAGCGAAACACGTGGTGGAAAAGGGCGCCCTGAACGTCAAGAAGGACTGGCGGGAGCGGTGGCTCGGCCACTCTCACATCCCCGAACTGCCGTGGGCGGTCACCTACGACATCGTCGCCGACGAAGAGACGGTCATCAGCTACGAGATCGGCCCCGACAAGGCCAAACCGCAGGGCCCGCTGGGAAACATCATCGAGTTCGGCACCCTCAACAACGCGCCGATCCCCGGCGGGATGCCGGCCCTCGAAGCCGAGGAGCCCCGGTTCACCCGCGCGGTCGCGGACCTCGGCGTGCAACTGCTGACGGGCACCTCGTGAGCGACGGCCTCGACCAGCTGCTCATCGCGACCGTCCTCGGGCTGCTGCCGTCCGCGCCGCCGATCACGGTGTGCCCCGACGGATTCGTGCCGAACGGCACCCTGCGGCCGTACGTGCTCGTCTACTCGTCCGTCGGGCGGCCACCGGACGTGCCCAGCAACGCCGCTGACGGGCTGTCCCGCACGCTCACCGCCCGGTTCATCGCCCACTGCGCCGGCGAGACGGCAGCGTCCGCCCGGGCCGTCGCCGCCTACGTCCACACGTTCTGGCTCGACGTCCGGCCCGTCGTCGCAGGCCTGACCTGCGGGCTGATCCGGCAGGAGTCCTATCAGGACCCGGTCCGCGACGAGTCCACCGGCACGTTGGTCATGGACTCGATCTGCACGTACACGCTCACCGCCACCACATAGGACGGACGGCCACATGACCCTGGTCAATGCCTCCGTGGTCTCCCGAACCGCTGCGGGTGCCACGCCCATCCCGATCACGCCCACCGCGTCGGACACGATCGGTGCCGCGTTCGCCGGCCCCAACGGCTGGACGATGCGGCTCATCACCACCGGTACGACGACCACCTACACGCCGACCGACCCGAACATCACCACGCTCGGCAGCCCGGGCACGCCCGCGGGTGTGGTCATGCCGGCCACCGGCGTCCGGGAGATCGTCATCCCGCTATCGGCGATCAACCTGAACACGCAGCTGGCCACCCTGAACTTCACCGGCGCGCTGACCGGCGTCACCTACGAGCTGTACAGGGCGTGAGCGGCATGGACTGGTTCGTCATCCGCCACCCCGAGACCGGCGGCGTCGGCGTCGTCGGCGAGTCCGCATTGGACATCCACCGCGGCAACGGCTGGATCCGCGTCTCCGACGCCATCGCCGAGAGCAGCAAGGATCAAGTCGTCAAGGCCGACTACGCCGCCGCCCCCGACCTCGACGCTGTGCCGTCGAGCAGGGGCAAGACCTTCATCAAGGAGAGTGCCTGATGTCCGTCGTCATCATCGACGGCCGGGTGGCCGTCGCGTTCCTCACCTCGGTCGCCACGCTGGGCTCCCCGACCGTGGCCGAGGTCAACGCCGGCACCCGCCTCGAGACGCTGATCACCCCGACCGGTCTGGTCATCAACCCGACCACCGGCGCCGTGGACGTCTCGAACCTCGGTTCGAAGGCGACCGCGCAGCGGGCCGGCCGCGTCCAGTACGCCATCAAGATCACGTTCCACCACGACGGCACCGCCGACACCGCCTACAACCTGTTCCCCTACCGCACCAACGGATTCCTCTGGGTCCGCCGCGGCATCGACCGCACCCAGGCCGTCGCCACCTCCGACAAGTGCGAGGTCTACGCGGTCGAGTCCGGCGAGCCCGACCAGGTCGACCCCGCGCCGTCCGGGGTGTGGGACTTCGCCGTCGACTTCTTCCTCACCGAGGCCGGCTACGCCTCCCGCGGGGTCGTCGCCTGATGCCCCTCGACATCGAAGCCCTCCTCGCCGAAGCCGAGTTACCCGAAACGTCGGTCACGATCTGCCTCAAGGGCAGCCTCGCGGCGCGGTTCGAGGCGCTCGACGCGCAACTGTCCTCGAGGCCCGCCGTGCGGACGAGCCTCGCCGGCGACCCCGAAGCCGCGGCGATCGCCGCCGAACTCGCCGCGCTGCGCGAACAGATGCTCGCCCACGAGCGGGTGTTCGCGCTGCGCGCCCAGCCGGCCCTCACGTTCGCGGCGCTGCGCGCCACCATGCCCGACCGGCAGGGCACAGCCGCCGAGGACTACGCCGCTCTCTACCACCAGTGGGTGTGCCGGCTCGTCGCGGCCACCTGCTACGACCCGGTCATGACGGTCGAGCAGGTCGAACGCCTCGCCGGTGTCCTGTCCGACGGGCAGTGGCGCAAACTCACCGTCGCCGCCTGGGACCTCAACGCCGCCGACTCCGCGATCCCTTTCTCCGCCGCCGGCTACGCGCTGACCCTGACCTCCGCCGCGAAGTCGCAGCAGCCCGAGACGTCGGCGAACCCCGCAGCTTCCTCTTTGGCCGGACCGTCCGAACCGTCACCGAGCACGAATACCGCGACGGACTCCTGATCCGGTCGGTCACCACAACGGATCCGAAGTGGACAGACCTCGACCGGCAACTGCTGCTCGCGCTCACGGCCGAAGAGGCAGAGCAGTGCGGCGGCTGCGGCAACCCGCTCGAGGTCTCGCTCGACCCGACCACCATGCATACGTGGACCGTCCAGTCCGAGGTGTGCCGGGCCTGCGAAGTGCTCGAGGCGACCCGCGACAACGACGCCGAGTCGGGCCGGAAGTACGGCATGAAATACGCGACGGGGAGGCGGAATGGCTGACCGGACCGTCTCGGTTGAGCTCACCCTCAAGACGGAGCAGTACAAAGCCGAAGTCGAAGCCGCGAAACTCAAGACCGAGGAACTCGACAAGAAAGTCGAGGCACTCGATAAGGACATCAACAAAATCCCGGCCGACGCGGCGAAAGCCGGGGCCGGGCTCGACGTCATGGGCGCTGCGGCCAAGCAGGCCGGCTCCGATGTCGATGACCTGGATAAGAAGACCGAGAAAGCGCGCGACGAGTTCGGCCTGTTCAAGAAGGCCACCGACGATGTCACCGACTCGGCCACCCCCGCCGCCAAAGAGGTGGTCGGCCTCGGTGACAAGGTCGAGGAAACGGGCCGGAAATCGACGAAGGCCGGAGACGACGTCAAGAGCCTCCGGCAGCGCATGGATGAGCTGGAGCAGTCCCTCAAAACCACAGGGACTGAATTCGCCAGAAATGCCGATCCGGACCTGCTGAAAAAATTCAAGGCCGACTCCCGGGAACTGAGCGGCCTCAAGTCCACGGTCTCGCTCATGGAGAAGCTCGGCGTCAACGTCGAGCAGCTCGGCCTGGAGTCGTCGAAGGCGGCCCCTTCCATCGGCTCCCTGTTCAGCACCCTGTTCGGTGGCGGCATCGGCGGCTTCCTGACCTCGCCGCCCGGGCTTGTGCTCGGCGGTGCGACCGCGATCGTGGGCGCGGGGGCGCTCGGCGGCCTGGCGACTCTCGCCGGTGGCCTCGGCGGAGCCGGGCTCGGGATCGCCGGCGCCGTGATGGGCGACCCGCAGGAGTTCAAGCAGCACTGGGATCCGGTCGTCGCGGACCTGAAGGGCGAGCTGATCGACGCCGGGCAGGCGTTCCGCGGGCCGGCCCTCGCCGCCGTCGACAGTCTCGACGCGGCCATAAAAAAGCTGAACCTATCTGATGTCCTCGCGCCAGCGGCCGCGTTCGTCCGCCCCCTGGCCGATGGCGCCGAGCAGTTCCTGCTGAACGTCGAGGGCGGCGTCAAGAGCCTCATCGCCGACGCCGGGCCGGTCATCGCGACGTTCTCCAAGGACCTGCCCGAGCTCGGGAAGTCCATCGAGGACGCCCTGCAGAACATCGGCTCCCAGGCCCAGGGGGGCGCCGACGGGCTCCACGCGCTTGACACGGCGCTCGGGGACGTCATCGAGATCACCGGCGGAGTAGTCGCCGGCGCCGAGGCGATCTCCGGCGCGATCACCGACGCATCGCAGTCGGTGCGCGGGTTCTTCGACGACATCCCCGCCGGGGTCCGCCTTGTGCTGCCCTGGCTGCAGCTGTGGAAGCTCTACTTCGACGCCGTCACCGACGACACGCACCACGGCAACGACGCCGTCGGCGGCTTCGGTCACACGCTCGGCCTGGTCGCCGCGGACGCGCGCAACTTCCAGCAGGTCGGATCCGGTGCCATGGACTCGATCTACCAGCGCACCCTCGACGCCACCAAGGTGATCGAGCGCATGGAGAAAGACTTCGACGACGCGGCGAACAGCGTGCTGGGTCTCCGCGATGCCGAAGTCGCCGCAGCGCAGGGGCTGGCCGACCTGGCGAAGGGGTTCAAGGCCGGCTCCGATGCGCTGGACGTGAACAGCCAGAAGGGCCGCGACAACATCTCCCTGATCGACAAGACGATCAGCGGGTACGTCAAGCAGCGCGACGCGGCGATCCGGGCTGGCGGCGGTACGGCGGACGCCTACGCCAAGGCCAACGCTGTCTACGACAAGCAGATCGCCAACCTCGAAGCCCTGCTGATCAAGCTGGGCCTGTCGAAGAAGGCCGCCGACGCCTTCCTCGACGCGTTCAAGGACAAGACCGTCACCATCACCGTGAAGGTGACCGAAAGCGGTCCCACTGGCCAGCCGATCGGAGGCATCCCGCTGCGCGGCGCGTTCGCCGAGGGCGGCGATGTGCCCGGGCCCGGCCTGTACAAGGTCGGTGAGCGCGGCCCGGAGATCGTGGCCTTCCAGGGCGGCGAGCACGTGTTCACGGCGACGCAGACCCGCAGCATGATGGCGTCCAGCACTCCGTACGCCGCCGGCGGTGGCACGATCCGACACGAGTTCGCGTTCGCCGCCGGCAGCGGCGGGGGCAACCTGGAGCGGGTCGCCGGCACGGCCTTCATGGAGATGCTGCGGACAGGGAAGGTCCAAATCCGATCCAGCCAGATCTTGCCTAACTGAGGGTGAGACTGACCGGCTTGCGCACCTCGGCCTCGGGGAACTTCACGATGCCCCGGTGTGCCACCTCGATGCCGTAGAAGCCCTTGCCGCCCGGCACGCCGCTGATCTTCCATGGGAAGACGCAGCCCTTGGTCGTGTCGTAGCGGCCGGCGTCGAGCGCGCCGAGGCCGACGGTGGCACTCCCGGCGTCGGTGATGTTGACGGTGGCGCCGCCCGTGATGTCCTGGAACGCGCCCGTCCCGGTGCAGGTACTGCCATCCTGGCCGACCTGGATGCCGCTGGACTGGTCAGTCAGCACGAGGACGCCGCTCACGGTCATGCCTCGCCCGAACAGGACATAGGCACCGACCGCGAGGCCGACAAGCACGACGACGCTACCGGCGATCAGGCCGGCCAGCAGCCCGGTCCGTCGCTTCGGTGCGCCGGGCCCGGTCGGCTGGGTGAGATTGGTCAGCGTGAATTCAGGGGTGTCTGGGGTCACGCCGGGATTGTGACCCAGTCACGCAATGATCACATCGGGTAAAGGGGTGGTCGATCGTGGCCTTCCCTCAGACTCCTCTCCGCATAACGGTCGAGGCAGCCCTGGGCGCGGACCTCACCGCAGCCCCGTCGACCTGGTCGTGGACGGACGTCACGCTGTGGGTGCGCGGCGACGGCATCACCATCTCGCCGCGCGGCCGAATGTCGGAGTTCTCGACCGCGCCGCCGGCGAAGGCGTCGTGGACGCTGATCAACACCGACGGTCGGTGGACCGAACGCAACCCGCTCGGCGTCTGGTACGGCACGATCGGGTTCAACACGCCGGTGCGGATCCTCGTCGCCCCGGACACGAACACCGCCAGCGACACGTTCAACCGCACCACCTCCAACGGGTGGGGAACCGCCGTCGTCGGCGGCGCGTGGACGGTCGACGGTACCGCGGCCGAGTACTCGACGACGGGCAGCCAGGCCCGGCTGACCCTCGGCACCGCAGGGGTTCGCCGGTACGCGACCCTCCCGACGTCGTACCTGATCCACGACGTGACTGTCCGGATCCGGACGGCCGCCCTCGCAACCGGCGCGGCGCTGTCCGCGGGTGTGGTTTTCCAGTTCACCGACGCCAGCAACAACAACCGCGGCGAGATTATCTTCAACACTGACCAGTCGATCGCGGTGCGGCACGTGGTCCGGTCCGGCGGCACCGACTCGCCCGGCGCGACCGTCGTGGTCAGCGGATTGACCCACGTTGCGAACACGTTCTACCGGGTGCGGATGCAGACCCACGCGGTCACCGGCCGGGCCGTGCGGATCAAGGTGTGGGCGGACAACGCCGCCGAACCGACCGTCTGGAACCAGTGGAACACCCTCGGCGCGGGAGTGGTCGCCTCCGGGAAGTTGGGGCTCACCGGCACCCGCGAGACCGGCAACACCAACGCCAACGCAGTGATCGAGTTCGACGACTTCACCTTTGTGGACGGACCGTGCCGGCGCCACACCGGCTACTTCGACAACCTCCCGCGCAGGTGGGCCGACCACAGCGCGACCGTGCTGTACGCGCCGGTCACCGCGTCCGGGCTGTCCCGCCGGCTCCAGCAGGGCGGCTCGATCAAGTCGGCGATCAAGGCGGCGATCCTGTCCGGGACCGTCCAGCCGCGCGCCTACTGGCCGTGCGAGGACGGCGCCACCTCCACCCAACTCGCGACCGCCCTGCCCGTCGGCTACCCGATGACCGTCAACGGCGGCGAGGGGCTCGCCTCGGGCCAGGCCGCCGGGTCGTACCCGGTCCTGTCGGCCACTACCACGGGGCTGATCCGCGGGTCGGTCCTGCCCTACGCGCCGGGTGACTGGAACGTGCAGTGGCTGGCGAACATCCCGTCCACGCCCGCCTCCAACCAGGCGTTGCTGCGGTGGTTCACCGCGACCGGCGGTACGTACCCGTACTGGCAGCTGGTGCTCACGTCCGGGTCGGTGGTGCGCCTCGAGGCGTACGACAGCGCCGGCGAGCGCCTGTCCGACCCGGGGGTCACGTTCCCGGCGACTGCGTACGGCAGGCAGCTGTGGGTCGAGGTCACCGCCCTGCGGTCCGGCAGCGACATCGCCTACACGTACGCGATCTTCCTGCCCGACGGGGTCACCCAGGTCACCGGTGGCGGCACGAAAACGACGGCCGTGCCCGGCGCGGTCACGTCGGTCGCGTTCGGCAACGGCGCCGGCGCCAACGCACTGTCCGGGATGGTCCTCGGCCACATCGTCGTGTACGACGACACCACCGTCACCAACGGCGTCCTGGCGTCGCTCGGGTGGGGCCTCGAGGCCTCGAACGTGCGGGTCGGACGGTTGGGCCGGCAGGAGTCCGTCGCGCTCACGATGGCCACCCCGACCTACGACTTCGCGGTCATGGGATCGCCGTCGGCCACGACGCTGCTCGGGCAGCTGCAGGAGATCGAGTCCACCGAGGTCGGGATCCTCTTCGACGACGTCGACGGCGGCATGACGGTCCTGGGCCGGGAGGCCCGCTACAACCGACCGGTGGCGTTGACCCTGGACGTCACCGCGCACCAGCTGGCGGTGCTGGAACCCGACAACGACGACCAGCTGCTGTGCAACGACGCGACGTCGAGCCAGCCGGGCGGCACCGCCTACCGGTACCAGGACACGACCTCTACCCGGTCGGTGTCCAGGGGCGTCTACCCGAAGCCGTTCAGTGCCAACGTGTACAGCGCTGCGGACCTCAAGTTCGATGCGATGTTCCGCACCGCCATCGGGACGGTCGACGACGACCGGTACACCACCGTCGAGTTCTCCCTCACTGGGAACCCGTCGCTCATCGCGGCGTGGCTGGCGTGCGACATCGGCTCCCGGGTGCAGATCACCAACGCCGCCGCGCTGCTCAACCCGGACCCGATCGACCTGATCATCGAGGGCTACCAGGAGTTCCTCGCCGGCACCGACTGGCGGGTCACGCTCTACACCTCGTCAGCGAAGATCTGGAACGCGTGGATCGCTGAATCCGGGTCCGGAAACTCCAGCCGGCCGGACTCGGGCACCTCGACGACGGCGGCCAGCTACGGCCCAGCCGTCACCTCCCTGTCCATGGTCACCACCGACCCGCTTGATGTGTGGACGACATCGGGCGCGGACCTACCGATCGACATCGTCATCTCCGGTGAGGTCGTCCGCGTCACCGCTATCTCGGGCGCGACGAGCCCGCAGACGTTCACCGTCACCCGGGCGATCAACGGCGTGTCCAAAACCCTTCCCGCGGGCTCGCCGGTGCACCTGGCGAACGCGTCCGTCTTGGCCCTGTAGGAGGCGCGCTGTGCCGATCGTGACTGGCCGGCCTCCCACGACGGCACAACTGATGCGCCTCCAGTCGACCATCTACACCGCTTTCCAGACGGGCAACGCCGGCTCACTGCAGGCCGTCACCACGACGGAGACGGACTGCCTCGGCTGCTCCGTCTCCGTCGTCACCGCGACCGCCGCGAACTGGATGATCACCGCGTTCTTCGACTTCGACGTCACCGCGACCGGCGCGGCGATCGCGGTCGGCCGGCTGAATGTGGACGGCACCACCATCACCGGTGCCGAGGCTCACCTGTCGGGCTCGTCGGTAACCCGGTCGACACCCGGGCAGGTGTGGTCCGGGGCGTTCTCGGCGGCCGGTACCCATCCGGTGAAGTTGCGGATCATCAAGTCTGCTGCGGCGGCGACGATCAACTGCACCGACTTGCACACGAGGTTCGTGCTCACCGTCATCGAGGTGGTGTGACCGATGACCGTCTTCGGCTGGGACGCGAGTCACTACGACGGCAGGCTCTCGACGGCGATCCTCGCGCGCGCGAAGTCCGAGGGCATCGCGTTCTTCACCCACAAGCTCGGCGAGGGACTCCTCGACACCGAGGGGACGTTCGACGACACCGCGCTCGCGGCCGCCCGGGCCGTGGGTATCCCGCTGGTCGGCGGGTACGTCGTGCCGCGCAGCAACGCCACCGTCGCCTCCCAGGTGGACGCCTGGATCCGCCTCGCCGACTCCGGCGAGCCGTGGTGGCGCGACTTCCCCGGCTGGTTCTGGCAGATCGACCTCGAGCGGTGGCCGTACGACGCGGTACCCGCGAGCGTCGGGATCGCCGCGGCCCAGCAGCTGCGGGAGAAGACGGGCCGGTGGACGATCCTCTACGCCAGCCGCGGCCAGTACGGCAACAGCCTCACCGGCTGGGACGGTCCACTGTGGAACGCCGACTACGCCGGTTCCGCGGCCTACCCCGGTGACAGCTGGTCTCCCGGGTGGGCGGCGTACTCCGGCAAGGAGCCGACGTTCCTGCAGTACACCAGCTCCGCGACGATCGCCGGCCTGACGACCTGTGACAAGAACGCCTTCCGGGGCACCACCCTCCAGCAGCTCCTCGATCTCACAGGAGGCAACGACGTGTCCGCACACACTGACGACGTGATCGCACGCTGGGCTGTCGGCGTCGACAAGGCAGCCGACGGGACACCGATCGCCCCCGTGGACTGGCGGATCCGGGACGAGGCATGGCAGGCGTCCGTCACCGCGTCGCTCACCGCCGACGACACCCGCGACGCCGCGATGCTCGCCGCGATCCAGGGCCTCGCCGCCGGCGGTGGTGTCGACTCGGCGCCGATCGTCGCCGCAGTCAACGCGGTGCGCGACGAGGCCCGGACCCAGTTCGCTGCCCTGCACGACCAGCTGGCCGCCGAGACGGCCGCCCGGCAGGCCGCCGAGGCGCGCGTCGCCCAACTCGAGCGCGACCTGGCGGCGGCGTACTCCGCGGCTGCGGGCAGCACAGCCTGATCGGGGAGGACATGCTCAGCGCGTCCGTAGCGCCGTGGATCCAGGGCGGCGCGGTCGGCATCCTCGCCGCGGCCGTGTGGATGCTGTTCACCGGCCGCCTCGTGCCGCGCCGGGTGCACGAGCAGGCAGTCACCCGCGAGCGGGAGCGGGCCGACGACTGGCGCGACGCCTACAAGGCCGCCGACGCCCGCGCCGACCTGTTGGACAAGCAGATGACCGAGGTACTCGCGTTCGTCCGCGCCCCGCGGGAGGCGGCATGACATGGCGGTGGCCGTGGCGCAGGAAAGAGCACACCGAGAACGGCACCGCGGCGGCCGCGAAGGAGAAGGCCGAGCGGGCCCGGGCGGATCAGGTGCGCCGCTGGCCGGAGGTCCTGCGCGCCCGCGATGAGCTGGCGAGGTTGGCCGAGCAGGCGATGCGGAGGCCGACATGAGGGCAGCCATCACCGCCGCGATCGCCGCCGGGTTCCTCGCGATGTGCGCGTTCGTCGCGTTGTACCGGCGCTCGGACTGGCGGCACACCAGCATCGGCCGGAACCTGATGGCCCTACCGGCTGTCCTCGGTGCGCTCTTGGGTCTGTGGCTCGTCGCCCGGATCGTCGGACCCCTGCCGATGTGGCTGTGGCTCGGCGGCATCGTGTTGCTCGACGCCGTCATGTGGTGGCGCGTCGCGATCCTGTGGCGACTCCAGCGCCAGTCCTGATCATCTAAGGAGAAATCCCTATGGCGGTTCACTTCGAGCGCATCCCGGCGACGGACGTCAGGCTCGGCCGGCACATCCGGCACGACGACGCGTCCCGCGCGTACGCCTACCCGACCGCCGGACTCACGCTCCGGAGCGCCAAGCACACGCGGCGGATTCCGGTGCTCGACCAGGGCCAACTCGGCTCGTGCACGGGAAACGCGGGCATCGGCTGCCTCGGGACGGATCCGTTCTACGGCGACCTCGCCGGCGGCGACGGCGTGCTCCGCGCGTTCTCCCGCCGGGCCCGGGTCGGCACGACATACCCGTTCGACGAGGCGGGAGCGGTCGCGCTCTACTCCGCCGCGACGAAGCTCGACGACGCGCCCGGCTCATACCCGCCGGACGACACCGGCAGCGATGGTCTGTCGGTGGCCAAGGCGCTGAAGGCGGCCGGCGAGATCGCGGGCTACAAGCACACCTTCACGTTGACCGACGCGCTGCTCGCGCTCGGGCAGACCCCGGTCATCACCGGCGTGTCGTGGCACCAGGACATGTTCACGCCGGCGGCCGACGGGCGGCTGCACATCACCGGGCCCGTCGCGGGCGGGCACGAGTTCGTGGTCGATGAGATCGATGCCGAGCTGGAGCGGGTCTGGATGACCAACTCGTGGAGCACGAGCTGGGGCGTCGGCGGCCGGGCGTACCTGACCTTCGACGACTGGGGCACGCTGCTCGGCCGGCAGGGCGACGTCACCGTCTTCACGCCGCTCACCGCGCCCGCGCCGACCCCCGCGCCGGCCCCCGTGGTCGACGACGCCGACCGGGCGTTCGCCCCCGAGGCCCACCGGTGGCTCAAGCACCCGCACACCCAGATCGCCGGCAACGAGCGGATGGCTACGGCCGTCCGCTCCTACCTGCACGCGAAGGGACTCTGACCATGAAGACAGCCAAGTTCTGGATCGCCGCGATCGGCAGCATCCTCACCACCCTGGCCGGGCTCGGCCTGACCGGCACCGCCCAGACCGTCCTGACGATCGCGGCCGCCGTCGTCAGCGCGCTGGCCGTGTACCTCGTCCCGAACTCCACGGCGGTCACCCGGCCGTCCACCGACCCGATCCGGCGGCCGTCGCTGTAGATCCGCAGACGACAGCGCCCCCGCTCTCACTCCGGTGAGAGCGGGGGCGCATCACTGTGTCCAGGGTCAGGGCAGGATGGTCCGGCTCGGGTCGAACGGATCCTGCACGCCGATCTTCAGCTCGCCGTTGTCGAGCCACTGCCGGACTCGCTGAGCGGCCAGCTCGTCGACGCCGCCGGCTTGCTCTTCGGCGTGGCGCTCCATCTCGTCGTAGGTCGCTGCGGTGAGGCCGGCCGCGATGTGCGGGGCGGCCTCGGCGGGAGTGAAGCCCAAGTTCGCCCACCGCGCGGCCTCGGCCGGGTCGACGCTCCGGCGGTACCACTCGGCGCCGTGCTGCGGCTGGTCGAGTTGGTGGGCATCGGCGAGGAACGTCAGGCACCAGGCGGCGAGGTCCATCACACGCCCCGGCTGATGATCGCATCCATGACGGTGCGCGCCTGGCCGATGGTGGCGAGCGCGGCGGGCTGCTCGTCGAGCGCGTCCGGGT